CCTGTCGGGTGAAGAGCCATAAACACTAACAACATCAGGATTGTTTGCCGCATAGAAAGCACCATCAAATGTTTCTTCGGGTGGTGCTACTATCTGCGATGCATTAGTTAAACGACCTGTATCAGAGTCGCCAGAAAAATCTGTTTCGCCTACACCAAACCGCATATAGTGACCCAATAATTCTCGCGGATTTGAACCAACAGCCGCCACAACATTAGGGTTTCTTCCACCATAAAAATCTGCAAATGCTTTTGGATCTTCTTCAAAACCTCTAATTGTGTCAGACATAGGTGCAGGAGCAGTACTTGCATCTGCCGATCTACCTTCAGCTTGACCAAAGTTGTCGTAGTGTTCTTGAGCCAATCTATTCATATTAGCCGTAAACTCTGCCCCCGGTTCTATACCTGCCGCCCTTGTCGCAGATTTTGCCTGTTGCATTACCTGCGGGTTGACCGATAAATAGTATAAAGGATCTATCGGGGCGAATTCAGGTAACCCCGTAGATGGGTTTATCGAACCACGACCGCCCATACTCATAAGCGCCTGCATCTCACGCGGATTAATATGTGCTAATATAGTGTCTCCATCTCTTCCAAGTCTTTGCATTTGTTGCGCGACACCCATAATACCGTTATTCATTATGTCATTCCCTGCACTTGACCACGACCTATGTTTATGAATTCTCTCTTCGAAGGTTCAGCTAAAGATACAGGTGTTGGCTCTTGATTGAACCTATTCCTGTAGGACTGTTTAAACGCTTCGACTGTACGAAAGTTATCTATAATTGTTTGACCAACATCTTCTGCGTAACCTTCCGAAATTAACATATTTAACCCTGAGTTAACACCTTCAACTGGGTCAACGACAGGGCCTTCTTCAACTGGCTTCGGCTCAAAATCCATAAAGTCAACTATACCACCGCCAGCCCTATCCATCTCTCTACCCATTACGGCATCAGGGCCAGTGGTTGCAGCTTGATCCATAATACTAGCTGCATTATCTATTAGTCCTTCTAGACCGGGAGGTCTACCTTTTGCAGTTGTCCCCATAAGACTATTAGCTAAACCATAACCTCGCGATGTATCGTGGATACTGGAGACAGCGTTAACTGCTGCAAGCGCTGGACTGATAAACCCCGCTATTGTAGCAAGACCCCCCGTTAAAGCAGCTGTGCCGGGGTTTTCAGCTCTAAATCCAAAGTCTGTTAAATTATTTAAATCCAATTGAGACTGTGTTGGATCAACAGACAATCTCGCATTCATTGTAGCGTCAATTGCTTTTTCTTTTTCTTCCTTAGTTTTAGTACCCATAATCTCATTTATTTTATCAACATATGACAGACCACTTTGGTCATATGATATTTGATAGCCCTTACTCAAACCTTTTTTAGCTTTAGCCAAATTATCGACCTGCTGTGGAGTAGATACACCCATAGGAACCCCCCTATTAGGGTGAGTTGATACCCCCGTCACACCTGCGAAATCGGAATAACTCATTGAATTTGACCTATCATTCATAGCCGCTACTTCTGCTGGCGTTGCACCAAGATCGGCATCAGCGGGGCCACCTGATGCGTTGGGATCTCCAGCGCCAGCGCCACTACCGCTACCACCACCTTCATTAGGATCATCCTGCCCCGGATTATCCCCTTCAAATGCAGGAAGTCCTGTCATCACATTCTGCTTTGCCTTGGGAAGAATACCCATAGCCTGTGCCATTGCTATTGTTTCTGGATCCATATGCGCAAGTTTAGTGTCGCCACCTTGCCCCATATCCGCTAAATCTTCAGCCGCCTGCATGGGCATTTCCATTGGCATTTGATCCAGCTGGCTCATATCAAACTGCTGATCACCAATGTTTATATTATCCGGCATCGCAGGCTCTGGTTGAGGACTAACCGTCTGCATGATGTCCTGCATAATTTTTTCTTTTTGTTCGGGGGAAAGTTGCGGAACAACCATGCGCAAACTATTACGCATCCTGCTGTTAGCTTCGCCGTGACCTTCTAAGCTTGTGATTCCCTGCATTATAACGACCTACCGCCCAGTGTGCGTTGCAATGTATAACTCGCTTGCGGTTTCTGGTGAAAATTAAACCAACCATCACCGTCATACCCTTGGAATATACCAAGCGATTTATTATAAATAATTGCGCCGACATTTGGATTTATAAGGTTGTCGCGTTCGTTCGAAGTATACGCCTTTGTTGTCTTCCCGTCTAGGATACGAATGCGTCTAGACTGCTCATCGCTATCGTTTTGGGCTACTTCACTAAACTGCCTTGCCCAGTTATTCACATCATTTATAAACTCAGGAAATCTACTCATCTGTATCCACCCGGTGTCACATCCATACGAATATCTCCCAATCTAAAATCATCATTTACACCGCTACAACTTATACGCAGTGACATCTGCCTTGCCTGTACCCTATAGTCTAACTTGCTTGTTGTTTCCGTGACTTGTTGTGATGTCTCTGTTGTTTCAGTAGCAACAGGATAACGTCTATGCTTTACAGTAAAGTCTACAGAACCACCTGAAGAAAGGATCAAGTCAGGTATTATCCTACGCAGTTCCATGACGCGCTCACCATCCTCTAGATCCATAGGGGCTGTCTCGATGTGTGCTTCAAATGCTGCACCGTTTGCATTAGCCGAATCTTCATGCGCGTAAATTATACCGTTCGTATCAACCATCTGAGGCACATCAAATACACCACGGTCTATCATTGCGGTGCGATCAAACGTACCTATAGACCATGTATTTTCTATGTAGTTATATATGACGTAACGATCACACTCATCGGAGTCATGCGGATATAACCACCATATCTCGTTAAACTCAGAGTTATGTGATGCATATACTTTTTCACGTTGTGCCGCCGAAAGGTTATCGAACACATGATCTTGCACAGTGCATTGGATGACCTGTGGTTGACCACCCGCATAAACGAAAAACTGTTTTGTGTTAGACATCCAAAAACATTTACCATCCACAACAGCAAAACCATTTGGGCTGATTAAGCCACACGCGGAACCCGCAAGTTGTATATCGTAGACAAAGTCTATGTCACCGATATGTCTGGCTGTATATAACGCTGTGTCTGTGAAGAGCAGATTAACCAAACGTGTTGATGTTCCAGCTACCAGCTGGTTACCTTCAGATAACACAACATCACCCGCTAAATTTGTTGCTGTGGTGATATAGGTTGAATCATCCTCTTGATCACTAAACATAACCCGCATTGGATTAAAGCTACCCGTCACACCTGCTGCATTCATGTTTGTTCCCAGTAAAAACACATGTCGTTCTGGTGATACAAACATAGAACCTATTTCGCTCGGTGCTATAATCTCGTCATTAGCGTTCTGGTATATCTGTGTCGCTCTCGCGGTTACGTCTAGAGGCCACTTCCACAAACCCTCAAACCGTGGGTTAAATAACAAGTCTTCACCAAACTGTGCCGAACTCACGGTGCGTAACAACAAGCCCGTCGCAGATCTTGCAGATGACCAAGTACTGTCGTTCCAAGTTGACGTGCCCCAGCCAAGACCCGGAACACCAGCAGACCGACCTGTGGTAGCCTCATATGAAAACCCAACCGAACTACCACCACCTGTAGCCCCACTAGATGCATTGCCGGATGCCGTTATTATGTAGGTATTTGCGTTTGTTACACTAGTAACTTGGAATGTAGTATCAAGATCTAAACCACCTACTGCATCACCATTGCTGAACGTCACAAAATCGTTTGCAATCAAGCCGTGACTTGTATGTGTAACTGTTACAGCTGATGAACCACTGACTGTCACAAAAGGATTTGCCCCTAGAGTTCCTGTAGATCTAATGGGTGTAATATTGTATGCCGCGCCACCAGCCCAGACGTAGTGCCTTAAATTAGTGTGTACAGCAAGATACTTTACCGTCGCGTTGTCACGCCAAGCGAACATGCCTCTCGGCGTTCCGTCTAATGCATCAAAACTTATGGCACTAAACCCACCAATTTTTTGCGCACGACCCCGGCGAAACCGTACATGATCAGCGTCAACAAACGCCGCCGTTTCCTGTGAATACGCTGTGTCGTCTTTGTTGACACCGGGCTGTAATGGTACACGTCTTAACATATAGTTACGCCTTTGATCTGTACTTCTTTGTTTTATCCGCTATCTTTTTAGGTTGCTTGGAGAACTGCTTTCCCTTTGCTGTGTCTTCACGTTTCTTCTCAGTGGTCCTTGCATATTCAGCAGCCGTTAAATTTTTCCTTGCGGCTTTAGGTAAATAGCGTTCGTTAGTCTTACTGGATTTTTTACCAGACTTTGTGCCCCAGTCTTCTTTACCCCAGTTGACTAGAGATTTCTGAGGCTTCTTTAAATTCTTCTTAGTCTTTTTTGTCGGAGCCATTAAGCTTTCTTTCTGCCCTTTTTCTTCTGGCTTTCTAATGCTTTAGAAAGAGTTTTCACCTGTTTGCCATGAGCCTTTACCGCTTTTTTTAAACCGACTATAACTTTTTTTATTGGTTTTGTATTGTGTGCCATTATTTATAACCCCCGCCTGATGCTTTATATTGCTTCGCAAGCATTTGAGCTTTGCGAGCCGACCATTGCCCAGCCTTACCGCCTTTGGTCCCTGACTTAATTTTATTAAATAGGCGCTTGCGCATTGTTGGCTTTGTATAGTTACCTGCCTGATTTACTTTGGACTTTGCTTTTTTCTTTTCTGCCACTATCAGTACTCGATATGAATTGCGTGAAAAACCATTCCCGCTGATAACGCTTGGCTGTAACCAACATAAAGAATTGCACCTGCTTTTAATTCCAGTGGCTCTGCCTCTGAGATAGGTCTTGCCGGATCATCATTCCAGCAAAACTCAATACACTTAGGTGCAGATGTTGCAGATACAGTGTTAGCGGCTATCGACTTTGTTAATGCTAGGCGTAGTGTGCTTCCACTGTCTGTCGATATCCACAAGTATAACACACCTGCGGTACAAGTTGCACGGGGTACAGCCCATATTTTTGTAACACGATCACCTTCCGAACTTGCGGTTAACAACGCAACCGTGTTATCAGGACTGTCATCGTTGAGAGATGCTGTCGCAGCAGTCGTAACTCCATATGCGTAATCGTGTGTCTGCGGGAAAGCCGCGCTAGTAGTTTTAGCCATCGACTTAACCTTTCACAATTAATTCTGTAGCAGATATT